CCTTCTTAGGTTTTTGCTATTGTAGTGCAAGTTTATTGGATAAGATTTCATCTTTACTATTCCTGCCCATACATCCTTTTGCGCTGGTTTAATGTTAAATCCTTGTCGGTAAAGTTCCTCAATAGATTTAGGCTCGGCAGCATCCGCATAGATTGTGGCACGTTCTGGTAGCTTTTCTTTTATCAGTCTTGATAGGTCGCTTAAAGTCAATCCGCTTTGATAAACTATTTCCTCAAAGTAGTTTTGTCCTTCATAATGCGTAACCTTAACTAAAGCAGCTGGGTGAACATAACCAAAGTCCAATCCATAGAATACATCACCATCTGGTGCTTCGTCATATTGTTTCCATTGAGTATAAATAATTTCCTTTGCCGACCCTCGTTCCCCTAAGCCGTAAACCTTCCACATAAAGTCATCTGGTAAGTCCTTGTATTGCTCAATGTTTTTTATTTGGCTTTCACTAAGGTTTGAGATGTTATTTAGGTAGGTAGAATGGATGCGTTTGTTCTTTGGGTTATCGGCTACTTCATACACCCAAGATATAAAGTCTGCAGGATTCCAGTCTAAGAATGATTGTCCAGTTGTACGAATTAAAAGCTGGTCAAACAAAGCCTTGCTAATTAGGTTTGCCTCGTTTACGAATAGTATATCTCTTGCTGGTCCTTTTGCTTTATCTGGGTCTTCTAAACCAAATAACTCAATGTATGAGCCGTTTTTAAACGTATAAATAAAATCCGTATATCGGAAATCTTTTTCATCCCAAATATTCCATTGCTCTAATATGTTTTTGAAATCCCTATAAACTCCACGCTTAATGTGTGGTAAGGAATGTGAAACGCACGAAATCCTTGTATTAGGCTTTGTTAAAGCAATGTGGATTAATAACTGTACAACTGAATAGCTTTTACTTGACCTTGACCCACCTTCATTGCATATTATTGGATAACCTTCCTCGTAAGCCTTTTTATTGGCATAAAAGACAGGTGTAGCCTTAATCTTTAATTGGTTGACAATCTGCATCTGGTTCTATTGTGATTTGCACATTACCCTTTATGTCAGCGGTTATGTCGGTTGTTTGTTTAGGTTTACCTTCTAATCTGTCAACTACTGCCTCGTATGCTCTTTGGTCGCCTTTCAATGCCTTGCTAATCATTTGCATATCCATCAATTCAAGTACAGTAAAATCTTCATCTTCGCCTGTTATTGGATTCCTTCTTTTTTGTACTAATTCAAGCAACCTAAGTAAACGAGTCTTTGAGTTTTGAACTCCTTTAGGTCTACCATTTGGGTTACCAGATTGACCTTTTTCAAAGTGTTTTAAGTTATCTATTCCTGCCATTGTATTTCCATTGTTTTACAAAGATATGCCACAATTAGGGCAAACCTTCCCTTTTTTGGTATTGTCTATTGATTTTGGTTCATCATTACTTGGAACTAAGAAGTCAACATTAACACCCCAATCGCTTAAATCTTCTAATTGCCAATCATTATTTGCTAACATATCCATATCCCAAATTCCATAGTGAGTATTATCTATGACCAATAGCTTTTGCTTTTCCCTTTCGGTTAAGTTAGGCATTTTGATAACAGGTACATCTTGGATGCCTAATTCTAAACAAGCACGATACCTTTGGTTACCTCCTAAGATTACGTTGTTTTCATCTATGATTAACGGCTTTGCTTCTAATAGTTTTGGGTCATCTTGAATAGACTTAACCAACTTTGTAAAGTCATCAGCATCAATCTTTCTTGGGTTATTTGGGTTAGGTTTGATTTCGTTGATGTTCATTATCGGTTTTTTGTTGGTGTTCGTATTGATGGCATTTGTATAATTGGCTTCTTTTTTAGTTGCTCAAAGCCTACCCAATTGCCACATTTATTGCACATAAATTGAATCGTAGTTAGCTCATTTTCCCAAGCATATCCTTCAACTATGGATTTGCACTTACAGGTGTATATTCTTTTACTTAAAGTATTTTTCATTATCTTAATTTAGATATTGCATTTTTATATGTATAATTAGCTAATTCTAATGTCTTAAATGTACCAAGATGAACTTGTTTTTTGTTCTTATATATTTTAACCGAATAAGTATTTGCTTCTGTTATTTGAACACAAGGATTTTCTGAATTATGATAATGTGTAACATTTTCTCTACAATTACACCATTCTAAATTTTCTATATGATTATTTGTTTTATTTAAATCCTTATGATTAACTAAGTCTTTATTTTCTATTTTAGGCAAAAATGCATTAGCTACTATTCTATGAACTGCATAATCTTTACCACATAAAGTAACTCTATGATAACCATTAGTGTCTTTAAATGGCTTTAATATTATTGGTTCTTTTCTTCTAAAGGATTTTATATTACCAAAATTGCTAACTTGGTACATTCCTATAAAACCTTGAATATCAACAAATATTTCTTTTAACATCTTCCTTGATTTACATACTTTTTAACAGGTTTATCCTTTGGACCAGATGTCTTTTTATACTTGCCACACTTTCTTTTGCCAAATGATACTTTGTTACTGCTGCTTACTTTCGCCATATTTGTTTATTAAATCTGCCATAAAATCAAATCTTTGTTCTTGTGTTTCGCCAAATACATAATGCGTAGTTCCATCAATGTCAAAAACATAGCAAGGATAACCTGCTATTTCTTGCTCTTTGCACGTTTCAAATATGTTACTTGTATCTGTCAATTAAATCGTTTAATTCTGTTCTTGTCCATTTCTTTAGCCTATTGTTAACCGCCTCAAACTCCAATTCCTTAACTGCTTTTTCACCTTTCTACTAAGCCAATTCGGTACATTGCTTGGTTTCCGTGCTTAAACATATTGCATCCAGCACATTGTAAATGTATATTCCATTCATTAAACCTTAAAGCTGAATACCCTTTAACTGTAAAGTAATGCCCAGCTTGGTTTCCATTGTAGCTTCCGCAACTAATACAAGGCAATCCTTCATCTCGTTTCCTTATGTAAGCATTAACTACCTTTTGGGTTTTTTCTAACAACTTGGGTAAAGGCATCAATGGCATAAAGCAAAATTAGGGTTACTTTTTCAATCTAACAACACATAATCTATCGTTATGCTTGTAGCGTTTTTTGTTAATTGGGTTCATATAGGTCATAATTGTTTTATAGTCAGTACCTAAAAACCTAATCGCCTTTGCTATTGACCTAAACCATATTTCCTCTTTTGTATCTAAATAAATTAATTTAACCTCAATGTTGTTGTCTATTCCTGTCATCTCAATAATCGTTTTAATTCAAAGTATAAATGTGCAGTTAAATAAATGCAACACGCTAAAGGAACACTGATAAGCGTAAACTTTGCTAATTCGTAAATAAATGTTAATTTTTTCATAATTGGTTTTGTAAAAATAGGTACAAAGTGTAACGTTTGCACTCATTTTTGATAAATATTTCGTTATTTAATTTTTCTAAGTCTTTAGGTGTTTTAGCTGTTACCTTGTAATGTGCTATTATCTTTTTCTTTATTTGGTCAGCTTTCTCTGGACTTAGATTTTCCTTGTTTAGTTCCTTCCGTTTCCATAGTACATCAAAAGCCATCGTATTTAGCAACTCCCAGCCTCTTTTAGCAGACTTATTCCAGTTTTCGTACAATGCCTCAATAATTTCATCATCTTGGATTTTAGGTATCTCTACTGGTTGCGGTTCTACATAGGTCTTTTGTCTTACTTTCAAAGCTATCGGCTTATAAGCTGCCATCACATCACCAAAGAATTTAGGTGTAAACATAATCGCTTTGTCAACTGATAATTTCCCCATTGCGTAAAGTTCAAAAGCTACTCCAAGTTCCTTTAGTTTAAAGTTTCCATAGTTTTTAATTACAAATTCGCAAAGGAATTGAAATAACTCTATTGTAGGTGTTTGACATCCGCTTAAAGCAATACAGGTTTTTAAATGCTCTTTTACCTCAATAGGTGAGCATCTGCTAACACTCATTGTATCTAAAGCAACCACAACCTTTAATTCATCTGGTTCAAGTTTGTTATAAATTTCTAAGTGCTGCTGCTTCTCGTTCTGCGTAAGAGAGTTTACTATTGTTGCTAATTCCTGTTGCATTTGGTTTATAGTTTATGTGAACAAATTTGCCTTCTTTTAAATCTCTTGCCATCCAATTTTTTGCGGTAGCAATCCAATTTAACTTCTTTTCCCCATTTGAATCGGACCAATTTTTAATAACTTCGTGGTAATATGTAAAATTAGCTTCTTCATATTGACTTCCAATAAAAGCTGTCTTAAATTTATCTATATCTAAAAATTCAGTTTCACTAAATAGCGTTTGCTTATTAACCTTTACTTTATTTTCTTTTACTTTACTTTCCTTTTCTTTCCTTTCCTTTGCATTGCCCTCCCCAATAGCCACCCCATTAGCCTCCCCATTTTTCCATCTATTTGCAGCACCTAATTTACCTTTTTCGCTAAGATTTTGTCTTAAAGCAAGGTGATTTTGTAGCCTTTCCGAGTAAAACTCCCCAGATGCTATTGTGAATAAATCAAAGTTGTGTACTACTCCATTGACCTTTACATCGGTTGTTTGCATTTGCATAGCAAGAACAGGTATTAATTCCAATGGTAATTTGCCACCTGCATTTGCTAATTGCTCAATTAAAAACCAATAAATTCCATAACCTTCCATACCAAGTTGATGCCTTAAAAAAAGAATCTTGGTATCATTAGCCGAATTGTAATCGTGGCTAAAATAATAACTGTTACTTTTCATAAATAAAATAGCCCTATCAAATCCCTCCTATGTTGCAGATAGGAGTTCATCTCAAGGGCAATAAGTTCTTAATAGGTCTGCAACACCTTGAACAAAAATACTACTTATTTACCATTAATTCAAACTTTTGAATAGCCTTAAATATTTCAAAAGCTACTTGTGGAACTATTGCGTTTCCGTATGCTTTTAATGATTCGTTTTTCCATTTAGAAAAGGTAATTCCGTCCAACTCTCTGGAAATCCCATCATCTCCTCCACAAATTGGGGATTTAGATGGGAACCTGCTAAAATCCCTTCTCTCAAAAGAACTCCCGCTAAATTTGATCTCTTTATTTGACTTGGAGGCAATGTGCTGTTCGTGTACTCTTGTAGAGTTGGAGTTGGTAATAATCCCATTGCTATCGTATGTGTTAAATACATTCCCCTTGTTTTGCCTCCGTAAATCTCCTTCCTTTTGTTTACTTCTTCTATTGTTGGAATGTTTATTCTCGTACAATTTGGAGTAGGCAATAAACCAAGTTCGTTCTCTTTTATGAGGTGCGTTTTTGCCACAAGCTGGAAGTATATACGCTTGTACTTCGTACCCCTTATTTTCCAAATCAGTTTGCACCTCTTGGAATACCAATCCCCCTCCCCAATTAACAATTCCGAGAACGTTTTCGCCCACCACCCAAGTTGGTTCAATTTCTTCAATTGTTCGCAGCATTTGTGGGAAGAGATGTCGTTCATCTTCTTTTCCAAGTCGCTTTCCTGCACTTGAGTATGGTTGACAAGGGAATCCTCCTGTAAGGATGTCAACTTGTCCTCTGTGAATAGAGAAATCTGTTTTAGTGATGTCATTATAACTAATTGATTTTGGGAAATGATGTTTTAATACTTGTTGACCAAATGGATTCCATTCGCAATGAAATAGATTTTCCCATCCCATCCATTCTGCTGCTAAATCAAATCCACCGATTCCGCTAAATAATGATGCGTGTGTCATATTGAATATTGAGCAACTTGCTTCTTGTTTTTTAGCTTAACAATGGTAGTTTTAATATTCATTCCATCATTCCTAAGATCAGATATTCGTGCTGCTAATCTAAAGCAACCGAACTTGTTTAAGGCATCAATAGGGGTTAACTTTCTACCTTTATTTAGGTAGTTTGCGATTTGTTGGTTTTGGCTCATAGTTGTAGGTTTTAAATTTGCGCTTTACGTTATCGCCCAACGAGGGGTTGTTTTAGAATGGTAAATCGTCTTCTGATTCCTGTTGGTTTACCGAAAATTCCTTTTTACCTGTTGGTGCATTATAAGAAACTTGCTTACCTCTGCCACAGTAGTTTTTCTTTGCTTTTTCTGCTCGTTCCTCCATTGTTTGGTTATTCCAAACTGTATGCGTGTTCCCTTTTTCATCTGGTTGCTTTAAAAAGTCAGTAGCTACGTTTGCGTAGTGTTTGCCGTTTTTAGCTTCTTTCCAGTTAATTTCTTCTTTGCAAATGTTTAATACAATCATTGTTTTTAGTTTTGGTGTTTATTTAATTGTTGTTGTTCTATTTCGTTTTCCGTTTGCCTATCTTGTTCTAATTCTTCCTCATCTTCTTCTTCCCAATCGCAATGTTCTAAACAATCTGGACAAATTCCAATTTCATCAAAAGTGGTGTGTGCGCCGCAGCAAGTTGAATAAGGCATAATTAATCGTTTAAATAGTTTTCAAATACTTCAAATTTATCAGCTAACATTTGATAAGGAACGTAATCCCTTTTAGGTTGATCTAATAACTCTGGGAAGTGTTTTTGTTTATGTAGTTTAAGTTTATACTTAGCTAAATTTAATTGATGAATCATTTCACTTGCGTTTTGAGGGTAGCTTGTATCTACTTTGTAATTCCAGAATTTAACTGCTTCCCTTAAATCCCATAATCTTGTTAATGGTGTCATAAAGTTTGTTTTTTCTTGGTAAATAATTTAGTTACTTCTTTGTCGGCTAATTCTTGGTTTAATGTGTAAAGTTCAGCCAATTCGTTTGTGCTTATGCATAAGTCAATAGCTAACTCCAAGTCATCAAGATTATCGTGCGTTTTAATGTAGGCTGGTTTTTCATCACTTTGCGCCATTTCATCACCAGTATAAAGTCCGCTTAAATCTTGCGGAAATGCACGGCGGAGACAAACCGCTTCGCACACCTTTTGTATCATCACAATCGGCATACGATTCCATAATCCCATTGGTTTACCTTCTTTATCTCTTTGCACATATTCATCAAAATATACTACTGATGTTGCAGCTTCATAACGAATATCGCCTCTAAACTTAAAGACTGTTATTTTACAAGATTCAACTTCCCCATTTTCCTTAAAGGTTAAAGTTGGTTCGCTTTGTCCACCATAGTTCCCGCTACGTTCAGCGATTACTCGGAATCCATCAATGCTTGTTTGAATGGTCATTTTTTTAGCCCATCCGTTTTGCGTTTTAACGTTTCTGTGGATGCAATAAATCTGCCTTGATAATGCATCAAGTCCTGTCCTTTGGGCTTGATAAAGAAATAGCTTTAGTTCATCAACTGTTGCCTCTGGAGCAATCTGCGATTTTACTAACTCTACTTGATCTTTCGTGTACGAAAGTTGTGGCTTTTTAGCCAGTTGTTGTTCGTTCATATTGGTTGGTTTTAGAGTTTAAAATTAATACTTTTAGTGTTAATAACCTAATTAAATAAGCACATTTAAGTTGAAAACATCCTTTTTTATGGTATCATCAAACTTGTTTGACAATTGACCCCTAATCTTTTGGATTGAGTGCAAAACTGTTGTCCTATCCCTATTAAAGATTTGTGCTATTTCCTCTCCATTTAATTCGGTTTTTTCCTTAGTTAAGTACATAGTCATCTGCCTTGCCAATGTAACTTCCTCGCCTCTGTATTTGGACATCATTTGTCCATATTTAATTTGATAGTAATTACACACTTTTTCGGCTATTTCAATAGCATACTCTTTTTGTTGTTCTTTGTCCATTCTTGTTGTTTTTATGTTTAAATGTTGATCTAATAGGTCTTTTAACCTGTTTATTTCTTTTTTTAGTTCTTTGTTCTTATCTCGCAAAACCTCTATTTCAAGTTCTGCGATATACGTTTTGTGTACTTCTCTCATAATGCTTTTATTTCTTTTATTATTTTTTCCCAAAGTAAATATTTTATAGCATCGTGTTCTATTTGATATTCACCTTGTACTTCATAAGCACATACCAAAGCACATTGTTTTCTAATTTCAAGTAAATCATTGTAAGAATATCCATTATTAATTGGTATAAAATTAAATTTGGCTATTAAGTATTCTGCGGTTTCTTTTGGATTCATATTAAAAGTGTAAAAGGTTTATTGGTAACATAAAGTCTTCGGTTAAGGTATAAAGGTCCAGAATCAAGTAATGGTAGCTTTTAAGGATTCTGCGCTGGATGTCATTCATCCTTGCAATCTTGATTAGTAAATCTTCCTCGCTAATCATTGTCCTTGTGTCATCCAAGCCTCGCCTCCATTCAGCAAGGTCAGCCTCAAATAGATTTTGCCTTCCCTGTGCTTGTTTTAGCAATTCCAGTAGGATTGTTGCTCTTTTGTGCAACTTTAGTTGTTTCTCTTGATAGATTAGTTTGCTCATATTGTTTTAGGATTTTGTAAACCAACTTACTTAAGGTTATGCCTTTATTGTCGGCTTCGGTTTGTAGGTTAGTCTTGATTTGATTCGTTACTAATGTTGTTATTAGGGTTTTCATAAATTTCTTTTATGCCTTCTGCAAGTTCTTTACAAGCTACAACTGTTTGCTTTGTGTATCCATCTGGCATTGTTTTTAATTGAGTTTCTAATGTGTAAATAAATGTTTCTATTGCGTTCATAATTTAGTTTTTATAGGTTTTGTTATAATAGTCCATACCACCTTCAAATTCAAAAGATTCATCTCTTTTGCCGTTCCATACGTTTATTTCGCCATTATCAAACGCATTTCTTAGATCAGCTTTTTCCATTGGCAAATATTTATCTTCAATAGTTTTTGCTAATTGTTCTGGAAGGAATGTAAAGGTGTGAGCAGTTTTAATGTACTCTAATAATAATTGCATTGGTGTTTTCATAGGTTAAATGTTTTGAAGGATTGCGGTAATTAAAAATGCCACGCATACAATAATAAATGCGTAAAGTGGTTTAATGCTTTCGGCTTTGTAGCGTTCGTTTGCTTTCTCTTGTGGAGTTTTGAGTCTGTTCATATTGGTTGTTTTGGTTTATGAAATCAAAGATAGGGTAAAACCTTATAACTTTATCAAACAAGTAAATTATTTTAAATAAATGTGATGAACGGCAAATAGTAAGGATAAATGGTATAATTTGACTTATATGCAAGAAATATGTGTCAAATAGTGCGTTTTATGATACATAAAAAAGCCCGAAATAAGAATAAATCGGGCTTAAACCTAAGTTCTCCAATATGAAAGCCAAAGATATATAAAAAACCCCACCTTTTTAGGGGTGAGGAACTATGAACGAACAACTATTTTGAACCATCTTGCAATGGTGTATCGTTAGAATTATCAACTCTCCTGTAACCTTCTTTCCAGAGAATCTTACATAAAGTTACACTTTTCTCAATAATTGCATCTTCGTCATCCAATGGATTTTGGAGGTGCATAAGCTCGTGTAGAAGTATCTCAAGCAATTTTTTACCCTTTAGCCGTGAGTCAATATAAACTACACCATCACTTTCAGCAATGCCGTGTGCTTGTTCCCTACCTAACTTTTTATATATGATCTTAATCTTCATCTTTCATTAAAGCTAAATCTGGTCTATCTATTTCTTTAAATATAAGTTTCTCACCACCTCTTATTTTGCCTAATGTTAACTTGATCTCTTGCTCTAAGTTGTGCAGTTCAATTAGTTTAGTAACTAACCATTGCTCTTGTTGTAGTGATGTCAATTTTGCAAAGTTTTTAGGGTATCTCATATTGTTTAATTAGATGTAAAATGATAGTTTTTATAAGACTTTAATTTACCTTTTAAATATTTCAATATAGAACTTTGATGAATATTTAATTCTTTAGCACAATGTCCAGAACCTATAAATTCGCCTAAATATACACCATCTTTGTATGCTTTTATATAATGCTTAAATGAACTGGCTTTGTCTTTATTAAATGTAGATAAATGCCTTTTGGTTTGCTCATTATGTTTTTTACCTGCATTCTTATTTGATATTTTTAGCTTTGTTTCATTACTACATTTTTTACCAAATGCACCTTCGCCACCATCTGTCATATTCGCTAAAATGCCTGTTTTATTATCTATTCTACCATATAAAGCAATAAATTCCTTTTCTTTTATCATAGCATCTTCCCAGCTTAAATCATCACATAATATTTCAACTTCATAGCTTGTTTTATTTACTATTTGTTTCCATATTACATTTCTAATACTTTTTAAATATGCTCTTTTATAATTAGGTATTTTACCAATTCCAATATAAAAAGGTTCATTTTTATCAAGCCTAATATGTCTATAAACGTATGCCATTAAAATACTTTGCCTTTAATTATTCTATGATTGTGAACTCTATAATCTCCGTTGGTTTCTTTTTCAATAATTGCAAATCCTTGATTATACGAATCAACGTGTTTACAATACTCAACATTGGGATGCATCAAATGTCCAGTTGTATATGTTGTAAATATTTCCTCGTCAAATTGATTTTTAGTAGTAAACTCGCTTGTCCTATGAACGTGAGATGCAATAGCAGATTGTTTTACTCTGTCATATAGTGTCTTCGCTGGACTCACACCGCTACCCCTTCTAAATGTAGTATCGCCGTGAATGATAGGTAACTTGCCGAACTTAACGTGGTCTATATTTTTGATTGGAATAATGTTAAAAGTATTTAGCATCAAGATTTCCTCAATATCAAACTTACCATTCAACCCTAATAACTCTGGTGCTTTTGTTCGCATATACCTTTCATACCTAAATTCGTGATTCGCATCTAAGTTGTAATAAATTGGTATCAAAGGGAATGATGCTCTTATAAATCCAAGCATCTCAATTATTGCCTCGTATTCCTCATCAAACTTTCTAACTCTTGGGTCTTTCTGAAAATCGCTTAATTGGTAAAAGTCAACCAAATCACCATTGATAAATAATGAATCAATCTTTTGTTCCTGTAAGTATTTAAAGCAAACATCAATCGCTTTTGGATCGTGGAATGGCACTTGTAGATCACTTATAAAACCCATCTTCTTAATTCCTATCGGCAAACAATAAACAATCTTTTCCTCAACCCAAGTAGGCGGTTGAGCAAAGTTTGAAGCAGTACGTTTAAAATCTTCTA